GGCGGATGTGACCCGCTGGACGAGTACGGCCATGTGATTATCGATGCGGGCCTGGGCCTGAATGAGGTCATATGCACAGAGTTTGCCGCCACCCCCGAAGAGGAGGACTGAGCCAGTGACCCGCGACAGCTCCTACACCAGCCATGAAGAGTACATCTTCCAAATGTGCGGTGTCGAGTCGTGGACGGAGCTGTGGGAGCGGAAGACCGATATCGAGGTTGTGGTCGCCATGCTGGCAGAGGGTATAATCAGCGAGGCGGCGCTCAGGAGGCGCATGATCGCCGAGCGGGTATCGGCGGCGGAAAACAGGCGGGAAGAAATCAGGCGGATTGCCCGGGAACTGAAGGTGAGCCAGGCGTCTGTCAGGTCGTTGGCTTATCGATAAGCGGCGGTGGTTACAAAAGTGTGACACATGGCATTTTCTCCTTCCTGAATGCCAGAGGCTCCCCGTATTCTGATAGCAGCGCCGGGTCTGGTGAGGGCACCAACCCTACCACACCACCAGGTCCAATGAGTATAAACCCCCCGCTGCCGGATCCGGCGGGAGCGGGGGGTTTTCTCTTTGAAGGGAGAGATCTGTGGTGGTTGCGACCAGTCGTCTATGTCTGGATCACAATCGAAAGCGCCATCGGGAGTTTCTGCCCGAACGAGATGCCGAGCAGATATTTCAGTTATATGGGGTTAGCAGTTGGCAGGAATTGGAAGAGACTGGACACGAGAACGAGATGCTCAGTATTCACCTGAAAATGCACCTGATCGACTGGAACACCATTGTGAAGCTCAGCCTGAAGGAACAGGCGGGGAGGGCTGAAAACGTCCGCGAGTTCATCCGCCAGGCCGCAAAGAAACGTGGACTTACCGAATCAACCGTCAGGAATATCCTCTATCGCAACTGAGCACTGTCAACTGTTCTCAAAATTGAGACAGGTGGCCGAATCCTCTCCACAATCCACCAGATAAATCCATACCGTGAATGTGAGAAAAGCACTGCCCTGCATGGCATTGCCGCCATCCATCCATCTCCCTCATCGCCCAGAAGGGTGGTGGGGGACTGTCGTGTCTGGGACGTCATATGGAAGTTCGCGCGATCGCGATCGCAGATATCAGTCCCGCCGAGTACAACCCCCGCCTCGACCTTCAGCCCGGGAATCCGGACTACGAACATCTGAAGAAGAGCATCGATCACTACGACCTGGTTGAACCGCTGGTATGGAACAAACGGACCGGCAACCTCGTCGCCGGCCACCAGCGCCTGAAGATTCTCCAGGAACGGGGAGACACCGAGGTCGAGGTCTCTGTAGTCGACCTCAGTCCGGAGGATGAGAAGGGACTCAACATTGCCCTGAACAAGATTCAGGGGGACTGGGACCTCGAGCTGCTCTCCAGCCTCCTTGTCGAGCTCGAGGAATCAGGATTCGATCTGGACCTGACGGGCTTCGACCAGGACGAAATCAACGATCTCATACATATCGATCTTCAGGAAGGACTGACCGATCCGGACGATATTCCGGAACCGCCGGACGATCCAGTCACCAAACCTGGCGATCTCTGGATTCTCGGAGACCATCGTCTACTCTGCGGAGATAGCGGGAATCCGGAAGACGTCGATCGTCTCCTGGATGGCGCGAAGATTCACCTCGTCAATACCGATCCCCCCTACAACGTGAAGGTCGAGCCACGGAGCAACAACGCGATCGCAGCCGGCCTTTCCTCCTTCGGAGACCAGTCCGCCAGACATCACCAGCGCTTCGACCAGGCTCGGGACAAGAGCAAGGCGAAGGCAACGACGAAGAAGATGCGAGCGAAGGACCGTCCGCTCGAGAATGACTTCGTATCGGATGTGGAATTCGAACGGCTCCTGCAGGCATGGTTCGGGCAGCTGGCGCGAGTTCTGGATCCGGGCCGCTCGTTCTACATCTGGGGCGGATATGCCAACATCGCGAATTACCCGACAGCCCTGAGAGAGAACGGCCTCTATTTCTCCCAGGCGGTTATTTGGGTGAAGGAGCACCCCGTCCTGACCCGCAAGGACTTCATGGGGAACCATGAATGGTGCTTCTACGGCTGGAAGGAAGGAGCCGCCCACAAGTTCTTCGGGCCCAACAATGCCACTGATGTCTGGCCCGTGAAGAAGGTCAATCCCCAGAGCATGGTGCATCTGACTGAGAAGCCGGTCGAGTTGGCGGTCCGGGCAATCTCGTATTCGTCACGCCCCGGTGAAAACGTCCTGGATCTCTTCGGAGGCTCGGGCAGCACCCTCATAGGAGCGGAACAGACGGGACGCCGGGCGTTCATGATGGAATTGGATGCTCCTTACTGTGACGTCATCGTTCTGCGCTGGGAGCAGTTTACCGGCCAGAAGGCGGAGCTGCTCTCGTGACGAAGAAGGCCACGAAGAAGACCTCGGCGAAGAAATCATCTCAGAAGAAGTCCGCGGTGCGGAAGCGATCACCGCAGAAGAAGACATGTGGCGACTTCGGCGGGAAAAGGCCGAATGGCAATCCCTGCACCCGTCCAGCCGGCTGGGGAACGGAGAAAAATGCCGGCCGTTGCAAGGACCATTCCGACGCTGCTCATGCAAAGATGCAATCTAGGAAGAAGCAGTTTCTTGAATTGCTCGAGAGTGGGGCGTTTGCAACGAATACCGCAGCGAAGAAGGTCGGCGTAAACCATTCCACGATATGGCGTTGGAGACAATCGGACCCGGGATTCGACGAGGAGTATAAGGCTGCCCTGGCAATGCGTGACGATATACGGGGCGAGATCATTGAGGACTCGTTCTTCAAGCGTTGCGTTGAGGGGAGGGGATCGGAACAGGGGACGATGTTCTGGCTGAAAAATAGGCTCCCGGAACGCTGGAAGGACCGCAAGGAGATCACCGGGGCTGACGGGGATCCCATCCAGCATCAGGTCATGTTTGTCGACCCGGGGCAGATCGATGATCCGCACGACTGGGCCAAGCAGCACGGTGGTAGTGCCGGCGGAGAGGCCGAAGATGCGTGATGACAGAAATCGGGTGGGCACCGCAGAAGGGACCGCAAACGGCCCTCGTTCAGTGCCCTATCGAGGACGTCTTCTACGGCGGAGCCCGGGGCGGCGGGAAGACCGACGGCATGCTCGGAGACTGGCTGCTCTACCAGCACCGCTACGGTGGCCATGCCAGGGGGATCATCTTCCGACGTACCTATCCCGAACTGGAAGAGATCGAGGCCCGGGCACATTTCCTGTACACGATGGCCGGAGCGGATTGGAAGTCACAGAAGAGGACCTTCATCTTCCCAAACGGTGCCACCCTCCGGTTACGTCATCTCGACAAGGACAAGCACGCCGCGAAGTACCAGGGGCACTCCTACTCCTGGATGGGGACCGACGAGCTGACGCACTTCCCGAGCCCGGATCCGATCGACCTGCTCTGGGCTACTCTCCGAAGCCCCTACGGGTTGCCGATCCGTCGCGTTCTAACCGGAAATCCCGGGGGACCAGGTCACAACTGGGTGAAAGCCCGCTACATCGATCCGGCACCGCCGTATACGCCGTTTGTAACAGAGCAGGAATTGCCGGATGGTATGGTAGCTGCGATCTCACGGGTGTTCATTCCCGCCACACTGGACGACAATCCCGCCCTGACGAAGAACGATCCCGGGTACTGGCAGCGAGTGGTGATGGCCGCGTCCGGCAAGGAGTGGCTGCTCAAGGCCTGGCGGTATGGTCTCTGGGATATCGTTGCCGGCGGCTTCTTCGACGATCTCTGGAATCGCAGCGTCCATATCCTCCGACCGTTCCCGATCCCGTTCACCTGGAGAATCGACCGCTCATTCGACTGGGGCAGCTCGAAGCCTTTCAGCGTCGGCTGGTGGGCGGAGAGCGACGGGTGCGAGGTGGGGATCCCCAATCCGAGAAAGAACGAGTCCGGTCAGCCCGACTACTTCACACGCACGTTCCCTCGGGGGACGCTGTTCCGCATTCACGAGTGGTACGGCTGGGACGGCGAGACGCCGAACAAGGGGACCTATCTCCAGGATACGGAAATAGCCAAGGGCATCGTCTGGCGAGAGAAGACCTGGAAGATCCGCGATCGCGTCCGCCCGGGCCCGGCAGACTCGGCCATATTCGACGCCGACCCGGGCCGGCAAAGCATCGCGGATGTCATGAAGAAACACGGGGCGAAGTTCTACCCCGCGGACAAGAAGCCCGGGAGCAGGAAGCAGGGCTGGGAGGCGATGCGCCGGCGGCTGCTCGCTGCGCTGGAGGATCCCATGGAGTCCCCGGGCCTGTTTGTGTTCGACACCTGCCGGCAGTTCATCCGGACCGTGCCCGTGCTGCAGCGTGACGAAAGGGATCCGGATGATGTCGACACCGAGAGTGAAGACCACATCGCCGATGAGGCACGGTACCGAGTGATGGCGCCCAAGCGGGGCGTCAGCCGAGAGAGGATGAAGGTCTGATGGCCGAAACAGATGTCAACAGCCCGGCGTTCCCAGGGATCTCCTACCTGGAGCAGGAGGAGGCACTGACGATCTGCCGTGATGTGTTCGGCGGCACCCTCCGCATGCGGGAGGAGGGACAGAAGTACCTCCCCATGTTCTCGCGGGAGGAGGCAGACGATTACAAAGACAGACTCAGCACGGCCGTTCTCTACAACGCCTTCAGGCGGACGGTGACCGGTCTGGTGGGGATGGTATTCCGCAAGGAGCTCATCATCGGTGATGACACGCCGGACGACACGAGAGAGCAGCTCAAAGATGTCGACCAGGAAGGGCGTGGCATCAATACCTTTGCCCGCGACGTCTTCGAGAATGCCTGGGTGGATGGTCATAGTTTCATCTTCGTCGACTACCCTCTGACCGGTGATGAATACGCGACCCTGGCCGACGAACGGGCGGCAGGCCTGCGTCCGTACTGGACGAATATCCTGAAGCAGGACCTGCTCAACTGGCGCACAAGCCGACGTAATGGGGTTCTGGTTCTGGAGCAGATCTCTTTCCGCGAGCCTACGGTCGAGGAGGACGGCACGTTCGGGGAAAGGGAGGTCGAGCGAATGCGGGTCTTCAGGCTCGAGGACGTGCTCGTGAGTGAGGATTCCGAGAAGCTCCAGACGCGGGTGAAATGGGAGATCTGGAGGAAGCAGAAGGGCGAGGACGGCAAGAGCGACAAGTGGGTGGTTGAGGACGAGGGCTACATGTCGCCCAACATGGACGAGATTCCACTCGTTCCCGTGTACGTGAACTACATCGACGCCCTCGAGAGCGAACCGCCCCTCATCGATCTGGCCTTGGAGAATATCAAGCACTACCAGGTTCGCAGCGACCATGACAACGTCCTGCACGTCGCTTCGGTCCCGATCCCGGTTCTGAAGGGAGTCGAGCGAGACGAAAGCGGCAAGATCGCGGTCGGACCCCACCATGCGATCATTCTGGAAGACGAAAACGGTGACGCGTCCTACCTGGAGCCCGAGGGAGTCGCACTGGAGGCCGGCCGGCAGCATCTGCAGGACATCGAGAAGCGTATGGCCGCTCTCGGGCTACAGCAGCTCGAGCAGCAGACACGAGCGGCAGAGACCGCCGAGGGGAAGCGTATCGATCAGAGCGTGACCCAGTCGACGCTGGCAACGGCTGCCTGGGGGCTGGAGGCAGCTCTGAGTAAGGCGCTGGAGCTCAACGCCAAATGGCTCGGATCTGAGAACGCCGGATCCCTCTCGGTCAACCGGGACTTCGAAACCCTGATGCTCGACTCGCAGATGATCTCAGTCCTCTCCGGATTGGTGGCGGACAGCCAGTTGAGCCTCGACACTCTCTGGCTGATCCTCGAGGAGGGTGAGGTCCTTCCCAGCAGCTTCGATGCCGAGATCGAGAGGGAGCGTATCGAGACGGGTGATCTTGCAGTACTGGCCAGGCTTATCCCGCAGATGGCTGGCAGGGAGGAAGGGCAGGAATGAAAATCGAGTTCAGGAATCATGTGCCGAAGGAATTTCAGTCGGCCATAGAACCCATCATCGAGCGGTGGAAATGGCTGCTGCCGCCCTGGCTTCATTTGCTGGTTGTTACAGCATCCAGTGATCAGGAGCCGAGCCTCTCAATCACGGTCGATTACGAATATCGATGGGCCTACCTGTACATCCATCCCGGGTGGATTGGTGGTAGTGATGAGATGCGTGAGCGGAATCTGGTTCATGAGCTCATGCATATCCATCTCGCCCGAATCCACAACATGATCGATGACCTTGCCAATCGAACAATGGAAGAAGGGAGCGCTTTCCGGCAGTGGGCTGAGAATGAGTGGGACAAGTGTTTTGAGGCCACGGTCACCGATCTCCAGCACGTAATTATGGAGCGATAATGCCCCAGAGCCCGATCGGCAGCGCGGTACGCAACCTCTTCTTCCTCCAGCGCGTGGGGAATGCTATCGCCGCAGAGGCCGAGGACCTGCTCTCTGATCTCTTCGATGATATCGCGGCACAGATAGCCCGGCTGGATCCGGCCTCGATCGAGAGTCGCACCGTCCGGGTGCTGCGCATCAACGCCCTCATGGCCGAGATCGAAACCATCACCGGCAGCTCTTTTCGTCAGTTGAAGGGGCTGGTGATGGATCGCCTGGTAGATGTTGGGGTTCAACAGGGGAACTGGGCGAGCGAACAGCTGGATCTCTGGCTCGGAGCCGCCCTGACGGATCTGGCGACACGTGTGCATTACGAGACGGTGGCCATCGGGCCGGACCTCATTCGGTCAATCCTTGAGAACGACCCGATTCAGGGCCTGAAGATTGGAGAGTGGTTCGACGGACAACAGGAAGGGACTGTGCGGAAGGTCCGTCGGCAGATCCAGCTCGGGATGGCGCAGAACGAGACTATTGACGAGATGATCCGAAGGGTTCGGGGGCGATTCGCCGGCAAACGGGGTGTCTACACCGGCGGAGTTATGGAGACCACAACTCGGGAGGCCGAGGCGATCGTTCGGACCTCTGTGAACTTCATAGCCAACGAGGCTCACTTTCAGACCTTCAAAGCCAACGAGGACATCACTGAAGAGTATGAGTACATCGCCACGCTGGACTCCCGGACGACAATCATCTGTGCCAACCTGGACGGTCAGATATTTCGGTACGATGACCCTTCCGCGCCCCGGCCGCCGCAGCACATCAACTGCCGCAGCACGATCTCGCCGATCATCAAATGGGCGGCTCTCGGTGTCGAACCGCCGGTTGAAGGTACTAGAGCAAGCGCAGACGGGCAGGTTCAGGCCAGCATCAATTATGAGCATTGGCTCAAGAATCAGCCCGCGAGCGTTCAGGAGAAAGTGCTCGGTAAAACCCGGGCCCGATTGTTCCGGGAGGGGAAGGTGAACCTCCGCGACATGGTCCGGAATGACAACACGATCATCCTCCTGGACGAGCTGTTGAAGAAAGCCGCCTGACTACCGCCCATGTTCTCAAAATTGAGACACATTGCTGATATCTCTTCCGTCATTCCACATGCACGCCATACCGTATTCACGTACGCACCACCACTCATGTCTCCAGAAGGGGAATGATCCGTGGGACTCAAAGCCGTCGTCAGCAGCCTTGATGGACTCTCAGAAGAGATCCAGAAGTTCTACACCAAGGGGTCGGATGGGAAGTATCACCTCGACCTTGAGGGTGTGGAGAGCCACCCGTCCGTTCTCGGCCTTCAGAAGAACAAGGAGGAAATCCTCGAGGAGAAGAAGAAGCTCCAGGAGAGGCTGGACGCTCTCAAGGACGTCGATCCCGAGGAGTACCGCCGCCTGAAGAAGGAGATGGAGGATGCCGAGCGAAAGAAGCTCGAGTCGGGAGGCGATGTCGAGGCACTGAAGAAGGCTCACCAGCAGGAGCTCGAAGCGATCCAGAAGAAGGCCGATGAGGAGAAGAAAAAGGCCGAGGATGAGACCTCGAAGGAGCGGAATGCAGCCCGGCGCTACTACAAGCAGGGCGAGATCACCCGGGCGATCAACGCTTCGGAAGGTTCCGTGGAGCTCCTGAGCCCCGTCGTCGATCGGTTCTGCACTGTCGAGCTCGATGACAACGGTGAATACCAGCTCATCGTGACGGACGAGAAGGGTACCAAACGGATCAAGAACTCGAGTGGCGATGCCTTCACGATCGAGGACCTGATGGAGGAACTGCGCGAGAACGAGAAGTACCAGCGCGCATTCGAACCGTCGGGTACGACCGGTTCCGGATCCCGGGGAAGCGACAAGGGCGGAAAGCCCACCCCGACCGGAGCCAGGAAGAAGTTCACGCGAGAACAGCTCGCGTCGGGTGAAGCCGACATCGACGCCATCTCCAAGGGGGAAGCCGTCGTAGTCGACTAACCCACCATCCCGCCGAGCCGGAGGCAAGGCGGACCGTGCCGGAGGCACACAGAGCACTGTCCAAACCTTGCCTTCCAGCTCCTCGCAGCTGGTAGGCAGAACTGCGAGGAGCAATCATGGCAAACGTCAACACTCTCACGGCGGCCATCCCCACGATCATCGCGCGGTGTCTGCGTGCCCTGCGCGGGTTCACGGTGATGCCTCAGCTGGTCAACCTGGACTACGGCACCGACGCGAAGAAGCAGGGTGCGACCGTCGACGTGCCGATCTCGTCGGAGATCACGGCGGTGCAGGTGTCGCCCAGCAACACCCCTCCGGATGATTCCGGCATCACGCCCACGACTGTCAGCATCTCGCTCGATCAGTGGTGGGAGGCCCCGTTCTTCATGTCCGACAAGGACCTGAAGGAGATCTACGACAAGGCAGACTTTCTGCCCGCCCAGGCGCTCGAGGCCGTCAAGTCGATCGCCAACAAGATCAACGCCACCATCTTCGCCCAGTACACCGGGATCTACGGATTCGCGGGTACACCCGCGACCACGCCGTTCGCTTCGGACACCTCCCCGGCCACCGCGGTCCGCAAGGTGCTGAACAACCAGCTGGCCCCTCTCGAGGATCGCCGGATGGTCCTGGATCCGGACGCGGCCGCGAACGCACTCGATCTGCGTGCCTTCCAGGACAAGTCCTGGAGCGGCAACGACGAGGCGATCCGTCGGGGCGTGATCGGGGAGAAGCTGGGCTTCGGGTTCTTCGAAGACCAAGTGGTGCCGACCCACACGCTGGGCGCTGCGGGGACCGCTCTCGTGGACGACTCCGGTGCGGTCGCCGTGGGGACCAAGACGATCCACATGGACGGCCTCACCACGAAGCCGAGTGTGGGCGACATCTTCACGATCGCTGGCGACGACCAGACCTACGTGGTCACCGCGGCCACAGACCTGGTCGGTACCGACTCCGATGTGTCCTTCGAGCCGGGCCTGCAGGTGGCGATCGCGAACGGCGACGGAAACGAAGCCGTGACTTTCAAGGCGACCCACGTCGTCAACCTGGGCTTCCACCGGGATGCCTTCGCCCTGGCGATGCGCCCGCTGGATGACACCGGGCCCGAGGGTTTCACGGGCGGGAACATCATCCAGCCCGCGGTCGACCCGGTCACCGGTCTGACGCTGCGGCTGGAGATCTCGCGCCAGCACAAGCGGACCCGCTGGAGCCTGGACGCTCTGTGGGGCGTGAAGCTGGTCCGTCCGGCGCTCGCCTGCCGTCTCGCCGGGTAGGGGTAAGCCCGACCTGGAACTGAACTGAGGTCACGGGGCGATCTTCGGATCGCCCCAGCACCCCTATCAAGTGAGGTAGATCATGCCCGGAACACCGGATCCAAGCGGACACGGCGGAGCCCAGGCCATCAAGTCGGAGAAGGTGGAGAACACTCCTACCGATACCGATCTGCTGGCGCTGTACGACGCCCAGAAGACCAACGAGATGCGAGCTCTCAGCCTGGCCAATCTCTTCCTGAATGCCCCCCCGATCGCGGCAGACTCCTTCAAGCTCTCACCGACGGAGTACACGGCCAGCGGGGCGATCGACGTCACAACGCCGGTCAGTTACGTCGAGCTGAACAAGTCCGACGGGGCTTTGGCCATGACGATCGCAGCCCCGGTCGCCGGTCAGCTGCTCGTCATCACGCAGACCGACGCTGGCACGCAGGGGCACACGGTCACGCTGTCGGCTGGTGACTTCGACGGCACGAACGAGATCGCGACGTTCAACGCGGCCGAGGAGACGCTGTTCCTCTTCGGTCTGAGCGCGACTCGGTACGCGATCATCGCGAACATCGGCTCGGTCGCTCTGAGCACTGCTGGCTGATCATAACAAGTAAGGGGGGCGGATCTCGTGCCCCCTCACACCATTCGAGGGAGGATATCCCGATGGGGAAGATCCCAACCGTCAAGGTCGTCCATGGTGACGGCTACATGGTGATCAACGAGTCGGATTTCGATTCCGATATCCACGAGCTCTACGACGAGGTGGCCGGCAAGGCCAAAGAGACGAAGAGCTCGAAGGAGAAGGAGCCGCCGGCAGAGCCCAAGGAACCCACTCCCGCCGATACTCCCGATTCCGCAGATGGGGAAGCGGAAGATGGGAATGATGGGGGAGACGAGGGAGCGGACGAGGGTGACGAGGAAGAGCCGAAGGACGACGAGCCCGACGAGCCGGTCCTGGAGACCGAGCACGCCGGTCACGGCTGGTACATCGCCAAGGTGAACGGCACGCCCCTGATGAAGGACGACGGGAAGAGTCCGATCAAGTTCAAGGGCGAGGCTGCCGCGAAGGCTGCCCTGGAGGAGTACGCGGCTTCGCAGAAGGAGTAACTCATGTCCCGGAGCCCTGAGGTACGCCCCGGACAGACCGTCCTGATGGCAGGCAGGGAAGATGCGGAGGACACCTTCCGTGGTTTCGACGCCAACCATCACGTCGTTCTGCTGGCCAGCGAGGCCGATACGGTCGCCACCCGTACCAGCGAGGATCAGCGCAACCCGAACGGTCGAGCGCTCCAGATCGTAGTAATCACCGCCAACCTGGAGGGGACGACCGCTGACTACACGCCCAAGCTGCAGCGGAAGAACGCTGATGGCTCGTACACCGATATCTGGGAAGCGGCTGCTGCTATTGAGGCCGCCGGCACCTTCATCTACGAGGTCGGTGAGTTCACCGGCACGAAGGTGTCTCAGGTGACCGAACGGGCGTGCGTGCTGATCCCGTCCGAGTGGCGGCTAGTGCTGACCGTTGCCACGGCAGACGGTTCCAACCGGATGGACACCTACGTCGAAGCCGACGTGGTGATCTAGTGCCGTGGCAGCCTCGATCGACACGACGGTCGGCGGGGCCAGCGCCAATAGCTACGTGACGCTGGCCGAGGCCAACGCCTACTTCGACGAGCATCTGAACGTCACGGACTGGACGGACGCCACGGATGATCTCAAGAACCGGGCGCTGATTCAGGCCGCTCGCCGTATAGACCAGCTCAGCTTCGTTGGTAGCAAAGCAACCGAGGCCCAGGCCCTGAAGTGGCCACGTATCGGCGTGGTCGATGACGAGGGGTATGGGATCGACTCCGACGAGATCCCGCAGCAGGCGAAGGACGCTCAGTGCGAGCTCGCCCTCGCCATGTTGGCCTCGGATCTGCTCGCTAATACGGGGCTGGAAGGATTCGAAATGGTCGAGGTCGGGCCTGTCAAGGCCGTGCCGAGGCACCAGCAGAAGGCCGGGGAACTGCCTGAGAACGTGCGACGCGAGCTGTCGCCGTTTCTGAGTCTGGCAGGAGTCGGCATCAAACTCGAGAGGGCGTAGGTCGTGGGTGCTCTCGACGGACTGGCGAAAACAGCAAATACGCTCATTGAAAAGTTCGGTCGGCAGATCACGCTCCGCTTCGTGACCGACAGCGATGACTACGATCCGTCCGCGCTCGCGGGGACGGATTCGACGTCTGACCAGACGGTCCGGGCGGTGGCGGATTCGTACAAAGCACGCTACCGGCAGCTTGATTCCCCGGAAGGCTGGCAGGAAGGCGATGTCTTGGAGTTCATCGCCGCGGAAGGTCTGACCAGGGCACCAACAACGGATGACCTGCTGGTGATTGATTCACAGGAGTACGAAATCCTGCATGTTCATCCGATCTACGCCGGTGAGACCGTGGCCCTGTACCAGATCCACGCGAGGCGCTGATGTGCCGCTCAAGGGCCGGAATAGAGTTGAACGGGAGCTGAGAGACAGGGCGGAGCAGCTGGCACGAGCTCTCGTCCTGGAGGCGGCCCGGCGGATCATTCTCAGGACGCCGGTCGATACCGGCCGGGCCCGGGCGAACTGGCAGGTAGTGATTGGAAGCCCGTCACCGGTTCTCACGGCGGGAACGGATCGATCGGGCCGGGAGGGCATTGCGAAGGCCCAGCAGGTCGCAGCGGAGGTCACGCTTGATGACGAGATCTACATCGTGAACGGACTGGCCTACATCCCGGCGCTCGAGGACGGGCATTCCGACCAGGCGCCGGACGGAATGATCGCCGTGACAGTCTCGGAGCTGCAGCCGCTCGTGGACCACCTGGTGAGGATGATGAATGGCTAGTGCACTGAAAACGGCGGAAGGCGCAATCATGACCCGCCTCAATACCGAGTGGGCCAGCGCCACCGAGATTGCCTGGCCGGGGAAGCGGTTCACCAAGCCGGATGCAGCGTGGATCCGGCCGACGGTGATCTGGGGCGATGGGTTCATGCAGACGGCCGGGCCGACGAATAGGAACCAGATCCCCGGAGTGCTGAAGGTTCAGATCTTCAGCAAACCGGGGAACGGAGAAGGTGAGATCAAGGGACATGCCGACAGTATCCGGGACATTTTCAACCGCGTGGAATTCTCGGGACTGCGGTTCGATGCACCGAGCGGGCCTAAGCCCGCGGTGGAGCGCAACGACTGGCTCCAGACCGTGGTGGACTGCCCGTTCATCTACGAGGAAGTAGTCAGCTAAGGGGGCTGGAAAATGTCCACACTGAGAGGCTCCGACGGTACGCTGCAGTACGACAGCAATGCAGTCGGGGAATTCCAGGACTGGGAACTCGATATCAGCCGGGAAGAGATCGAGACCACGGCGTCGGGGGTTACCTCCGGCAAGACGTTCACGCTGGATATCCCCGGGACGACCGGGCGGATCCGGGCCAACGCCGATTATGGCGACACGGCGCAGAAGGCGCTGCTCGACCAGGTCGTGGATGGGGCGGTACCAACACCGGCGGTAGCGCAGTTTCGCTGCTCGGCCACCAAGTACTTCTCGGGAAGCATCCTGGTGACCAACGCCCGGATCGTGAGTCAGCGGGGCCCGAACAACGTCACGGTGGAATTCAGCGTCCGCGTCACCGGCGCTATCGCCGTCACCTGGTCGTAAGCCGTCATGCCTACGTACCGAGGCGTAGACGGCTTCGCCTCGCTCGGCGGAGCCGTAGATGGCACCCCGCTGACCAAGGGATCGGTGTCCCAGGGGGCGAGTAGCGCGACTCTCGACGGTGGAGGTAGCGCCCTCAACGGCGTTCTCCGGGCCGGGGATACGTTCACCGTGGCTGGAGATGCTCAAGAGTACACCCTGACGGCTGACGTCGTGATCGGGGCCGTAACCCCCAACGAGGTGGGAATCAACTTCTCGCCCACGGTTCAGCCGGTCGGGGGATGGGACGACAACGCCGCAGTATCCTTCGTCTCCAACTCGATCGCCGAAGTCATCGGCTGGGAAGCGGACGTTTCCCGGGAAGACCTGGAAACCACCGCCTACGATGAAGCCAGCCCTCCCCAGGCGAAGACCTTCACCCTCGACATCCCGGAGTGGCGCGGCACGATCCGCGTTCAGCTCGACTACGACGATCCTGAGCAGAAGGAGGTGATTGACCTGCTGGTGGCCGGCAGTGTCCCCACGGCTCTCTCCTGTCTGCTCGCTATGGACGGCGGCCGGCAGTTCTGGGGCAACATCCATCCCAGCAGCGGCCGGATCGCCTCCCGTCGTGGTGCGATCGTGGAGGCGGACCTGAAATTCGCAGGTACGGGAGCACTCACCCCTAACTGGAAGTCGTCATGACCGAGAAGCAGGAAAAGAAGTCCGAACGCCCCATCGACCAGATCGTCCGGGCGTTCGACAACCGACGCCGGCCGATCGAGATCCCGAAGTGGGACCTCACTCTCTGGTTCGGCCCTCTGGTCCAGGCAGATCTGGATGCGGTTGAGGAGCGAGAACCGAAGAGCAGGTACGAGCGGCAGATCTTGCTGCTGATCATGAAGGCCGAGCTCGAGGATGGCTCACAGGCCTTCACGTGGGGCGACAAGTACACGCTCATGAACAAGGCCGATGTGGTCATCATGAACACGCTGGTCGCCCACATGTACGGCGCAGCCATTGACCTGGAGGAGCTTCGGGAAAAGGCGGGAAAAGAGTCAGAGAAGACGGCTGGCTGAAGTTCCGCCTTTCACTGGCTGACCGTCTTCACAAGACGCTGGAGGAAATCAACCGCCTCCCGTTTGAAGAGCTCTTCTACTGGGAGGCCTGGCATGAGGAACAGGGGGACTGAGCGTGGTCGACATGCAGGTCTCAGGACTGGCTCTCGACCTGAGAGCACTGCGGGCCGGAGTAGACGACTCAACCCGAATACTCCAGCGCCTCGACGATCGTGTTGACAGTCTCGAGAAGGAATTCGACCAGGCTTCTCATACCGCCTCCCGCCTCGGCGGACAGATACTCAAACTGGCCGGCGCGTTCTTCGGTCTCTACCAGATCAAGCGTGCCGGTCAGTACGTCTTCGACACCAACGTCGAGTTCCAGAAACTGGAGGCCACGCTCAAGACGGTAGAGGGTAGTGCCTTCGGTGCCGAGCGTGCCTTTGATCTCATCACCAAGTTTGCTGTAGAGACCCCCTTCGAAGTCCAGAACCTCACGCAGAGCTTCACGCAGCTGCGGATCCGGGGTGTGAATGCCACCGAGAACCGCCTGCGCGGGCTCGGTAACACGTCAGCGGCTTTCACCGAGGACATCACCCGTCTGACGGATGCGATCGTGTCGGCTGCGAATGGTATGAGCCGGCCCATTCGCCAGTTCGGATTCGACATCGAACGCTCCGGGGATCAGGTCAAGATCTCCTTTGGGGACATTGAGCGCACGATCGCCGGCACGGCTGAAGAGATCTCGAAGTTCGTGGCCGAGATTGGGAACACCCGGTTCGCGGACGCAATGCGCGAGCGCATGCTCACCCTCGACGGTGCGATCTCCAACCTCAAGGATTCCACCGACCTTCTGACGCGCAAGATCGGCAGACAGGGATTGAACGCGGAGCTCACCGACCTCGTGCGTACCCTTGATCAGGCCATTCAGGACGGGGATGAGTTCGCGGAAATCCTCGGCCGCAACCTGGCCGGTGGAGCTCATATCGCCAACGAGGCGCTGGAAGCGTTCATCGACCACATGGATGCGATCGTGATCGCCTTCCAGGCGATTGCAGGAGCTGCTCTGGCCCGGGGAATCGTCGCACTCACCGCCAAGATTGCCACCCTCACCACCACGTCGGCCGGTCTTTCCACCGCTCTCAGCGCCCTGGGTGGGCCTGTGGGAGCGATTCTCACCCTGGCCGGTGCGATCGGTGGACCACTTCTGCTCTCGATGATATCGGCCAAATCCGAGGCTCAGGAACTGGCCGAGCAGATGGATATCATCAGGGATGCGGCTCTGGAGATTGCTCCGGAGGATCTGCCCACTTCGATCGAGCGGGCCCGCCGCGGCATGGAGTTCGCTCGAGAAAAGGGGGGTTTGACAGAACCTCTGGTCCGGATGATTGAAGCCGGAACCATGCCCGAGCACATGCGGGCGAATCTCTCCGGATATGCAGACGTGTATGAGACGCTCCATCAGCGGTTGCAGGTGTTGCTGGAGCTGCAGCGGGAGTATGAGCGGATCTCGTCTGAGGCCCGGGCAGAAGCTGCCGGCGACGCTTATGAGCGACTCCTGAGCCGGATGGATGACGAGCTGACCAAGCTTCGGCAGGGTGAGAGAGCCATGTTGGAGCAGCAGCTCGTACGGGAGGGGCTCACCGAGGCCCAGCGGCGGGATATCCTGGCCAAATATGATGCGATCGAGGCCCTCGAGCGGGAGCAGAAGGCTGCCGAGGATGCCACGACGGCGGAACAGGACAGGCTGGATGCCATCGAATCGCTCGTCAGTGGCCTGGAGGATCAGCACCGCCAGCTGACGATGTCCACCGAGGCCTATATCCGGTACCAGCTTTCTGCCCGGGGCGCGACCCAGGCCGAGATCGCTCACGCCGCGGAGCTGGCCCGATCGATCGAGGCATATCAGAAACACCAGGACACGATCGCTCGAGCGGAGCAGGAACGTATCGCCGCCCTGGAGGCGGAGTTCAACCAGATCAAGAACGCCGCGGATCGTATGGCCGATGCGATATCGCAGGCCTTCATGGGCATGCTCTCGGATATCCGTAATGTCGAAGATGCCTTTGCCAGCCTGATCGACACCATCCTGGCCGAGACAATGAGATTGGTGGCTCGCAAGACGATCACCGAGCCGATCGCCAATTTCCTCGTGGGGCTCCTGACGGGTCTGACAGGCGGCGGTGGCGGCGGAATCGAGTGGCAGCCGGCGGGGCCGAC